AATTGAGTTTCCGCATTGTCAGGCGTATGAATTGATGGTTTAAGTATATGTATTACCCTGTCGTCGTCAACTAAATGACCTGTTTCTACTAGGCTGTCTGTGAACCACTTTACTGCGAAGATAATTCCATCCGAGTCTAATTTTGCTTTAGTCTCTCGATGGATAATGTATTCGATTTCTAATTTCTTATGCTTTTGTATAGCATCTGGAATATAGAAGTCTTTAAGTATCTCTTTGTAGTTGTTCTTAACTTCAGTCTTTTGAAATCGGAACCACTTGTGTAGGTTGTTGATTAAGGCTATACGTTGGAATTCCTTCCTTGGTTGAGCTTTAAGAAATTTGCCTGCTTTAGTAGTTCTGTCCTTAGTTGCTTTGTCTACATGTTTGTATTTAGGTAACGGGATAACCATATCCATCAGTGGTTCTGAATTTGAGCTATCCTGCATATGGTCTCCAAGGGGCTATTAAAAGCCCTCTGCGTTTGCATCTTTAGCAGCATCTTTATTTACTGCACCTTGAGTTGCTTTTGCAGGTTTAACGTAACCAGCATAGTCTGTAACTGGTTTAGCTACACATTTCTCAGCAAACTCATCAGCTTTGTTGTCACCAGATGCATCAGTACCATCCATAGCTAGAATACCAGAAAGGATGTTTCTAAGCTTGTATGCTTCACCATCAGCTTTAGTTGTGTCATTCATTAATAGAACTTCAGCGATAACTGGTTTTCCAACCATACCGATGATTTCATCAGCTTCGTAGTCTTTACCAAAAGAACTGATTTTAACTTTAGTTGGACTTAAAGAAAGAGCTGACTCTTCAGTGTTTGTTGCATATAAGAACTGCTTGTAGCGATTAGTATATCCACCATTAACTGATTTGTCTTTAAGAGTAGAGTTGATGTCTTTTGAGAACTCAACATCTCTATCTTCGCTTGTGATGTTAACGATGTATCTCATTGATTTGTCGCCAAAGTTGTTTGTGTACATAAGTACTGACTTAACTGTTGCTTTATAAACACCAGCCTCTAATGTTTCAAATGGCTTAGCCACTTCTCCTGTTGCTTCTGCTACTGCTTCTGTGCTTACGCCGATTATTGATAAATTTTCACTCATTGTGATTCCTTTGTTATTTTAAGTTGTTTATTACAGATTGCTCTGTGTCTGTTGGCTCTTGAGTTTCTGATTCAGAATCCTCATTTGCAACTGTTACTGTTTCCATGACTTTTTCAGCCACTGTTTCAGTAATTGATTCTACGATTGACTTTGGTTCACCTTCTTGGAGAATCTCTACTGACGTATCAGTTTGAGTTTGTCTTCTCATGAAAGTAACTTTTAGTCTATCTTCCGGTACACCAATGAGACCATTGATGTGAGTTTTGACTAGAGCTTTAAGCTCTGAGTCTGCTAGATTAAGTGTCATTTATTCCTCCCAGAATTCGTCTATTTGTTCTTTGGTCCATGATTTTGGTGTTAGATCATCGTTTAGTTCTATCGGAATATGAGTATTAATAACTCCACCGACTTTACATACACGTTTATCTACTTTAGATAAATCATTATCTATTTCGATATCTTTGAACATTCCAATAGGGCTTTTGTATGGATCAGAATTTCTTAATTTACTTGTTATGAATACATACTTTCCATCTTTGAACATTGCTCCTAGAACAGTTTCAAATAGTCCAAATGGAGTTAATGCTTTATCTACAAGCGCTCCAACAGTTTTCATTTTCATTATTCCATTAGCATCTGTCTCTGGATGAGTAAGGACATAAACTCTAAGATTATCTCTTAATGAGTTGATAGTTTTAACTAATCTGTAGAATTGATCTGCTATTAACGACCATTTGTCATATCCAGTATCATTAATGTCTTCCATCATCTGGTTAGTCATTAAATAGATTAAGTCATCAATGATTATGATTTCTTTTCTTGGATAGTTGTCGTTTATTTCGTTTAAGAAATTAATAACTGTTTCTGTACTTGGTATTGCGATGATGTCTCCACCTACGCCTTTTTCCCATCTCTTCCAATCAGAACCGCCTGGGAAAGGTAGATTCTTCATTATCGGTTGGACTACAACTGCTTGCTCAGGATTTATTGTTCTTAAGCTAGCAGTTTTTCCATTTCCGCTTTCGGCTAATATTAGCGCTTTACTTGCCATATGTGGCTCCTTTTGTTTTTGTTTAGCTTTAATGCTCTCAAGCGTTCCGCTATTAATTGGGCTTACAGTGGTGTGGACAAATGCCAATTGTTATTTAAGTAGTTCTTCTCTAAATTTATCTGCTAACTTATTAGCAAAATCATTAGTAAGTATTTCTTTAATATCTTTTCTTGACACCATCTCGCATTCTTTTCTATCGTAGTAGACTAGATTAGATACTAGGTCTTCTGTCGAGTCTAGTAGATACTCTTGTTTTTCTTTTATTTCTTGTTGTGTCATTATTTCTCCTTTTAGTTGATGTGGTCTAGTAGCGATTCTGGGTCTGCTCGTTCGCTAATGATTTCAGGTTTTGTATCATCATTCCATGTTGAATCAACATGATTATTAACTTCATGCTTGAATCCTTGAATGAATAATCGTTTTGCTTGGGCTTTAGATTCTGCCTGTACTTCAAACTGAACTGAGCCATGACTAGTGGTTCTACGGTTTACTTTAAATGTATATGTTTTCATTTATGATCCTTCTTTATCTAATTTAGCTTTTTCTTTTTTGTATATATAAATCATTGGTGCAATTACTATTACATGCAATAGTACAATCAATAGTGTTTGACTCATTTTATCTCCTTTATGAATCTATCTATATCTTCTACCATTCCAATATTTGCATATTCTCCACGAATAGATTTTAATGAATTTTCTTCATCAATAATTAGTCTAGCTCTCTTTAATAGTTCAATACTTTCAGATAGTTTTGATCTTGTCGATTTGTTCTTAGCCTTTTGTTTGTGGTGAGAAAATTTAATAGTATAGTTGTTGCATGAATTACCAGTATTTACTGCTTTATAGATTGCTTGTCTTGATACAGATAACCTTTTTGCTAACTCAGAAGCAGTACCGGTAAAGATACTGTTGAATTGACTTGCTTTAAATATTTTCATATTATCTCCTTCCTGCACTTCTAATAAGTTTATTTAGTTCTGCTTCACCTAGAGGGTCTCCAAGAGTAGCGTTGAATTGTCGTGTTCCTGAATCTATGTCTTCACCAGGTATGTCTTTGAGGAAACAAGCATAAGCAAAGACCATGTCGTTACGATTACCGGTTGAGGTTCGTGATAGTAACCAGCGAATCATTCCAGCTTTTCTGCGTCCAACTTCGTCATTGTCCATATTGTCAGAACCACTGAGATGATAGTTGTTCATATTGTTTTCACCTGAGTGGTTCTCAGTTGTGTCTGGTATGAATGCTCTGATGTCTAGGAGTTCTGCTTCAGGGTTATCGTTGTACCAGTATTCGCCATCAGGGAATCCATAGTACCATCTAGAGGCATTACGACAAGAGATATCTGCATTTTCCATCCCTAGCGAGTCCATAAGGTTTCCATACATCTTTGAATAGACTTCAGGTTTTAAATGAAACTTTGACATAGTTGGTAATACCAATCTAAACCTATCGCAAGCTGGTTTCCCACTCTTCTCTATTTGATGACTTTTCGTTGTAGCAATCATATAAACAGTGGTTTTGAATAATGCTTTTACTTCCTCTATTGTTAATCCGTCATCAATATCAACTATGATAATGTTTTGCTCCGACAAATAGTTCTTATCGTTTATATAATTATTCAGGAACGTGCCTGCCGAGTAGCGTTTCTCAGAAATTAATAATCTGTGTAAAGTGTAAAAGTCTGCTTCTTTCTTTTCGAATCCGTCTGGGTTAGATGCCGTTCGGTCTAAGTTTACAGACATAATAACTTTATTAAGCATCGTTGCAGTTAATCGCTCAAGCTTGTATTTAACAATTCCAGAGTATTGTTTGATTACAATAGAGTTTCCAAGTTGAGAAGCCAGTTCCGTTGCAAGCATGATTTCATCATCGAGGTTTTTAAGAGTAAGAGTTTTGACTTCCTTTAGTAGTTCTGTTCTTGAGATAAATCCACGATTAGCCAAGATGTCATAGATTTGCTCGTACAGAGGTTTAATCCTATGTGCTTCTTCAGTAGTGTTGTCAACTCTCTCAGTGAATGATATGGCATACTTTAGATGATCCGACGTGATAGTGTAACTCAGGTCAAGGATTGCTATGATAGCTGATAGGCGTTCAATTTTAGCTGGAGCTCCAAGGTTATCCGCCAATATAGAGTCTGAGTTTTCTCTAAGAACCTCTTTTTGAATATCCCATTGGATTAGTTCTTTGTATACTTCTTTAGGCATAGTTATCTTTTCTATACCGTTGATGTGGCTTCTGAGTTCTAAGAAGTAGTCTTTTGCTATTTGTATATTCTCTTGTGACATCGTTTCATAGGTTGGGTTTCTGTTTTCAGACTTTTTGAATGTTGTGTTATGAAAGATAAATGAACGTCTTGCTATTCCCGATATAAAGTGAGATAGTAATTGGTCTTTAAGTTTTGGTTGTTGCTCAAAGATTCCTGGGCTTCCCATTAGCATAGCATTGTAGCAGATGTCTTCAACAGTGTGATAGTTTAATCCACCAGATGATACATTCAAGTCTCCGTAAGATATACCTTCATCAAATGCAGTTTTCATTTTAGTAAAGATTTGCCCCATTGATAGCATATTGTCACCAAGTTCGTCTTCAAACAGACTGACTCCACCAAATCCTATATCAGTTAATGTTTGAGCAGCTTTTTGTACACCTTGAGTTGAAGAACCACTAGGTAAATATTGATGAGACATTTTAATGTACTGTGGTTCTAGTTCATTCTTTTCGTTTCTGTTATTAGAGTCGAGTGTGAATGAGTCAATTCTTGATATAAAGTTTGAAAACATTTCTCTGAATGGCTCTGCCGTAAAGCTGATTGATGCATTTTTTCCTACTCCAGATGGTGCTAGAACAATAAAGAATGTGTTTGGTATAATTTTTTTAACCCCATGATTAGTGGTTCTGTGTATTCTAGCATTTACCAATTGTATTGCCGTAGCAGTATTGAAAAACAATGATGATTCCAGTAGTTCTGGCAAGAACAAGTATTGCCCTTGATCGGAAAAATACTCCATGATTGGTATCAACCGCTTTGGCATAAAATTATCCCACTTTAGTTCATCTGACATTTTTTTCCTTTTGTTATAAGTCACATTCTTTGTATGTGATTGTTTGTAATGTTTTCCAGTCAATAGATCCATCTCTAAATAGTTTAACTATCTTGCAGTCTGGTGCTATTGAATGTTCTACTGATTTAGGTTTTAGTATTTCTTCTACTTTTTCTCTAGTTAATCTTCCGACTTCACTTTCAAGTTTTGCTGGATTCAATTTGAAATATTCGTATTTAAATCCTATAAAAGATATATATTCATCTCCAATATCTTCACTTTCGTATATGTTTACTTTACCTATCTCATTACATTCTTTATGGTCTTCTTTAAATTCTTCTAGATATTCAATAAGTCCATCAAGATCGAATTCATTAATGTTACTACTTTCAATTGTAACTTGTTCAAGAAGATGATTTTGTTTCCACCAATTGCTTGAACTCTTTTTGTATGCTCCAATATTTTCATACTTTTCTAAATCATATATCTTATTAGTATATAATTCTTCAGCTTTTTTATATATTGCAGTTTGGTCATCTTTTATTGTTTTGATTATTTTGTTGAATTCATTTATCTTCATTTTTGTTCCTTTATTAAGTTAATGGGTTTCCATTTGTATCACAATCTCTAAGTGCAATTCCAACTGGTTTTTGTGGTACAGCGTCTTTGCTAAGCATTTCATACTCTATGTTGTACCATTGATTTATATATGAGTCTATGTTCTCCACTATGGATGTTCTTTCTTCAGCAGTTCCTTTTGGTTTTACCTTAAAGGTTTTATTTGAATCTTCTATATCAACATAGCATTCGAATACTGGATGTCCATTTTTATCAATACTATAGTTGAAAGTTAGATATTCTCCGTCAAGTGCTATTTTGTATTTCCAGATAGTTGATGTTCTGTGATTATATTCATATAGGTTTTCTGGAGCATAAATTACAGTTCCTTCGTAGCCATGCTCAACACACCATGTATGGAATTCATCAAATGACATTTCGTTAGTAGTTATGAATCGCATTGGTTTAATAAAATCAGAACGATAGTCTACTGAGTGCATAAAGTTTAGTCTGATTTCAAATATTCCTTGCACTAATGGAAAGTCAAATACATGGAATTCAAGTCTTGGAGTGATATATTGTTTGAATTTCTTGACTGCACCGGTAATGTCTTGTAAGAATTCACCATGGATATAAAGTTCTCCAGCTACTCTTGTTTGACCACAAGCTTTAAGCATGTCGTAAATTGGTTGTCTTAAGTGTTCTATCATTGGATATTCGTTACCGCCACGGCTGAGTAGAATTAGTTCATCGTTTACGATTCTGAATTCTCCATTTACTCCATTGAGTTTTGGTGCTTGATAGCAGAATGCTGGAATAGAATCAATATGTTCTTGATAAATCTTTATTTTCATAGCTAGTTCAAGTTCAGTTGGACTTTCAATATCAGTTGTATATCCAGATTTTACTTTAGATTTCCATTTAGCGTGTGCTTCAAACTCTGCTTGTTGAGTTGGTGTTCTTTCGTTTGAGCGTCCAATATTAGTGCCTTTACAAATAGTTGGTGTTGTTTGCATAGCTCCATTAAGTTTTCCAAATTTTACATAGAATTTATCAAGTTCATAAGAAATATTACATACTTGAATACTTCCTGTTTTAGTGTACTTATAAAGTGGTTCTAAGGTAGTCATGGTTATTCCTTTGCTAATGTGTACCAAACATCTATATCGTCTGGTTCTGTAAATCTTGAATGGTATTCTACTAAATATCTACCCATGTCTGGTAACACTGTAGATATTGAGTACATTACATCGTCTATTCCTGCTCCATTAATATCTTCTTGTATTACTGATTCAGAGAAGTTGTCAACTGGTACTATTGATACTGTATTGAAGAAACCTTTTCTTGCATATAAGAGTACTCTTGGTTTAGGTTCTCTTTCTCTTGGTTCATTGTGTTCTAAAAATGGCATTAGTTTTCCTATTTCTTTATCAAGTCGTTACAGATATAGTGTCCGTCATCTTCTCTTGTGAAATATGGCCAGTGTCTGTGGTCTGTTTTAACAACCTTTACTTTTTTTCCAAGTATCATTGAGTATTCACCGGTGATGTAAAGATCATCATTCTTTAGATGAATCTCTGGTTGGTTAAAGTTGTCTTCATTGATAAATGAGCCGAACTCTGATACTAATTCGTCCCATGATTTAAGTTTTAATTTCATAATGTTTTCCTTAGATTAAAATTCGTTTACTTCTGTCACTATAAATGTATTTGGTTTATTTGTTGGTAGCATATAGATTTCAAAATCTAAGTAATGATGTCCATTAACTCCTAGATTTGTATTGAAACCAAAGTCATTTCCTATTAAGTTATCTTCAAATTCTTCCAAAATACAATTGTTTCTCAATCCTATCGTGTTTAGTTTATCAATAATTTCTTGTTTGGTTCCACGAAAGAACACAAGGTTTTGCATTTTTTTGTTTATTTTATTTATGCTTTTCATATTGCTTTTCCTTAGAATGGTATGTCGTCTTCGTCTATGTCGATTACCGGTGGTTGTTTAACTCCAGTATAGTCTTCAACATCGTCTGTTTCTTGTTGGTAGATTGGTGCTATTTCTTCTGCATATCTGTCGGCTAAGAATGTGATAAAGAAACGTAAGCCATTGAAGTTCTTGCCTTCTTTGATTATGTTACGAGTTCTGGTTTTCATAGCTTTTAAGAATCTGAATTTAACTTCAGGATACTTTTCGATGACCGGCTGGATTAGTTCTCCTAGCCATTCTGGGTCGTAATTGTATTCGAAACCTTTTTTGCTGATAGGTTTTCCGAATTTACGAGTCATGATTTCAGCTCCGATTTTAAGAACCACTGAGAAGTCATTAGTTATGCTATATGCATTTGCTAGTTCTTTCATAGACCAGTTTGTGATGTCAGCTTTTTTGTCTCTTAGTTTCTCTTCTCTTTCTTTAAGAGCTTTAATAGTCATAGTGTATTTGTCGATGTCAATTTCAGACGGTTCATCAGAGTCAAGTGCTAAATCAAGATTAGGCATTCCTTGGTTCTGTTTAATGGTAGCCATTAATTCTTTGTCTGCTTCTAGGTCTCCGCTGCGTACAGGTGGTTTGTATTCATCTGTATGGAAGCCATGAGTTGATACAAGTTTAGATAGATCAAGTATTTCACCATGAGTTTTGTCGGGATGGATACGGGCTACGCGGCCTACCATTTGAACAAAAAGGGATCTCACCATAGTTGGTCTCATCATAATGCCTAGCATTATGTCTTTTACATCAAAGCCTGTTGATAGTTTTGCTACTGATACGAGATGAGTTATCAACGGTGGTTCTTGAGTATCAGTGTTCTCGTCAAAAAGAGTTGGGTCTGTTGATTCTTTGCGATTTATCACTGGTTCAGTGTATGGAAGATTGTATTTGAAGGCATGAAGAATGGCATCATTGATCTTGTTATGTTTTTTAGAATGGATAGATTCGGCTAGGAATCCGTCTGCCTTCATAGCTTCAGTTACTTTTTCACATTGTTCGATAGTAGAACAGAACACAATTGATTTCTTGTTTTTAGCATCCATTTGGTTCATAGCTTGAATAGATTTGTCAATGTGGGTATTAGTATTGATTTTCTCATCAAGTTTTGCTGAGTTGTAGTCAGAGCCAGTCTTTGCTATTGATGAGTAGTCGATTGATTCTGCCCATTTTGGGACAAAGTATTTGAGTTCTGATAAGAAGCCTTGTTCTTGAAGATCTAATACTGATGTTGATTCGATTAGTTCAGCGTCTTTGAGTAGAAACCCTTCGTTGTCGTAAGGTGTAGCGCTTAGTCCGATACGAGCATCAGGAGTTAATTTATTTAGTATCTTAGTGGTTCTTTGAGTTCTGTACTCTCTATGGTACTCGTCTTGAATTAGTAGTTCACAGTGGAATTTTACTTTGTCAATTCGAGCATAAAGTGTTTGGGCCATTACAAGTTGGATTCTATGGTCTGGATCAAATTCAGATTCTCTACCAGCTTTAAGGATTGAGTAGTCTAGATTTAATAAATCTAAATGTTCAGCAATTTGGTCAATAAGCTCTGTGATGTTTACCATAATGGTAATACGATGATTATCAAATTCTCTACATAATCCAGCTATCACCAGAGACTTGCCACCACCAGTTGGGATATTGATTACAAGGTTGTTTGAACTGAATGCCAGTGCCCCAGACGTATCATCTACTGCTGCTTGCTGATAATCTCTTAGTACTATTTGTTCCATTATTTAATTCCTGTTGTGTTTAGTAGCATTCTATAAAGCCATTTGAATAATGCTTAACGCATCAACATTATGGCTCGTACAATTCTACATTTATTGTTGTCTAGTTCTTTACTAAAGCTGAAAGTACTAGTAACGAAGTCTGCTATTATGTTCCTGATTAAAGCTCATAAATGTTTCAAAACGAAGCTTAAGAATAGTCGGTCTTACCCTAGCAAATCGGTGTTTGTTTTCCTGTTCCAATTAGAAGTATCAGCATCTTTAGGCCATGTTGATTGCGCGTTTTTGGGTGTGAAGTATAGCTAAAGTAAGCTTAAGACTGATAATATTTATCATGAACTTCCATAGTATATTTTATAAGCTTTACATTTGATTCTTTATGAAAATTGATAGCTATTGTCCATCCATATTTTCCATGCTGCATAAAGCACATGTTATTTCTTTTCAGATACCATAATATTAGTTTGTTAATTATAACTATTCCTCTGTGCATTCTATTTGGTTTATAGTACCATTGATATGTACTGTTTTTTGATATCATTGTAGTTCCTTTATTTAAAAGATTATAGAGTCTTTGCTAATTCTAGCTTTGCTGTTTTTAGGATTTGCATATTTGCATACATGTGAGTAGTTGCAATAGTGTGCACAGCTCATGCATGTTGATTTACCATTCTTCCTATGCCATCTAAGGTTAGAGCAGATAGGAGGAATAGTTTTAGAATTAGAATCAAGATGTTTAGTTAACTCAGTGGTTCTCAGTAATAGCATCTGTTCAATTTCTGCATCACTATAAGTGTCTGTTATTTCAATAAAGTTTACCATTTTAGTCGGCATTGTTTTATAGTTGGTGAACAGTCTGTCAATAGCGATTACTGCTAGGTTAACGTATTCTCCATAAAGATAACGTAGAGTTGCTAATTCAATAGCATATTGGTTGTCTTTACCTTGTTTAGTGATTTCAAGGATACGGTTAGTTGATAGAACCACCGGTAGTGCGATAATGTTTGCTTCTTGATTCCAATAACGAATAAAACCTTGGATGGTCCAATCGTTTAGTTGTTTTTCTAAATTGATTACTGAGCCTGGACTAGTTGATACTGCATTTCTAAAAGCTATAGATAAATCGAAGTTGTTGAATGGTTGTTCAATATTAGTATCATTAGTTCTAGCAAGATAGTTTACTAATAGCTCTTGGCTAAGCTCAGGAGCATAGAAAGTCTTTTCAGGTATCTTTGGTATGCTGACTTTGTGTTGAGCTAAGAATGCTGTTTCTAGTTGTTCTAGTGGTGTATTAGTCATGATAATCCTATTGTTTGTTTTTTTCTGTCAGTGATAATAGCATCGCCTATCCAATTTATATGATATGATATATGGTAACGTGTCATATATGGTTCGAATAGATAAGGTTTTTCATCAAATATTGATCGTAGTTCCTTGCGACTTTTTCGCTCGACGCTACCTATTCGATGCTGTTTGACTACTTTCTTTACATTTAAATGTTTGAATAGTTCATCTGAATTTTTATATTCATTTTTCACCAATATCTTGTATCTTCTGTCAATCATCCAGTGGTTCCTCTAGGTAAATACGTTACTAGAATGCACTATTGTTTCCTGACCTATGTTCAGGGTCATTGTGCATTCCATAACGTTATTGTTTGGACGCTTCCGCGCTACCCTGGCCCCAAATACACAGCTTTACTCAGTTTAATGTGAGGGCTCTTGCAAGGGAAGCTATTTTGAGTCAATCTCGACTACTTTATGTTCGTTTACGATTACCTTTGTCAAATCCTATCATGTAGGCACGGTACTTGAGGGCATATGGTTAAGCTTCACCCGATATTACTAGAAGAGAAAATCTCTCCCGTTGAGTTTTTCAGTAGTCAAGAGGAACGGAATGCGTGAAAGTTTTGTTTGCACGAAGCGTAGCATAGTGTGAACAAAAACATGTACCGGCTCCATCGCAGACGAATGAATAACTCTAAACTCCCATATGTTAAATATGGAAAAAAGAAGAGCTTACTCAGTGGTTCTTAGAAGTCTGCTTCTACTGTATCTTGGAATTCAGAGATGTTGAACTTTTGACCTTTGAAACGATAATCTTTGAAAAGCATAAATGCAGTATCGGGGAATTGAAAAAAGTATTCCATAGTTTTAGCTACTAGTTTGATTTGAGATCCAATGATTTCATGGTCTTCATCAGTGTATGGCTCAGTATAAGTTGCAACTGCAGCTGGATACGATTTACCAATCTTAGAGATTCCATCTTTGTTTGGTTTGCCCGGTACTCCAGGAATGTCTGCTTTGATATATGTTACTTCAACAGAAGTGATGTTGTGACCTGATTCTCTCAATCCCCATGCGTACACCTTAACCTGTAGTTTGTGGTCGTAAGACATTGATGCAGGGACAGATTTGTTTCCAGTAGATTTATAGTCTCCGGCTGTTAGTCCACCATGCATGTCATCTGGTCTGAGGTAGTCATATTGACCTTGAAGAACCACATGTGGTGTGATTTGTACAGTGATGTACTCTTCAGTTGATGTGATTTCAGTGTCGTCAAGCCAAGCTCTTAGTAAGTCCCACATCTCTGGATATGAGAATTCAATTTCTGCCGTATCAACATCTTCGATATCTTCGTGGTTCTTGAGGTATTGTTCCATTTCAAGAAAATCAGCGTTGATGACTGTGCCAGTTTTAGCATATCGTTCTGCTAACCAGTGGAGACATGTTCCTCTGACTGTTGCAGTATTGCCTTCGAAGTCATCTTCTTTTAGAAATTGTTTGCGAAACCATGCATGTGTGTATCCAAAGAAGTCTTTGAACCCTGATGGGCTGATTTTGAACTGACCGGCTGGAATCTCTGGTGCTCCATATCCGTAGTCTAAACGTGTAATTTTTTTATTCATGTTAATCCTTTGTTTCTGTTGTTGATCCATATAGGACTTCTGTTTCTCTATCGACTTCCTGTGCTTCACAAGAGTCTCTGGATGCAATTTGTTCTGCTTCTTCTGCTGAATTAGCTGTTACAATTAACACTAGGTCCACTTGTGCTGTTAATAATACTTCGTAGTTTTTCATTATTGTTTTCCATATGTTAATTTGTACGTTAGTGCTGATGCTAAGATTAAGCTTCCAATTAGAGTGAATCCAATTGATATGAATAATATCGCACCTCCAAAGAATGTACTTGCTGATTGACAACTATTATTCATGACTTACTTCCTTTTAGACCTTGTTCTTTCATCCATGCGTCACCAGCTTCTTGTTTGGTTCTATACATGGATTTTGATTTTACTTGTAGTTCACTACATCCATTTAAGTCTGTCGATATATAATTTATAGATGTAACTATATTTTTTTGTGAGTTATTGGATGGTCTATATATTTCTATTTTAACTCTTTTTACTCTTCTTTTAATAATTTTAGAGTTATTGATATGAAAGAATTCGTCTCCGATGTCATAGTCAGTATTGATTGTCATAGTTGTCCTTGTGGTTGCATAGTGTAGTGGGTAGTAGTGAATGCATTAAGTGTTTCTTTAGTAAGTTTAGTAATATATTCATCAATAAAGTCTTCGATATCAATCTCTAGTCCATCGCTATTAATGAAGTATCCATCACCGGATTCGTCCACAGTAAATGGCATTTCTACCGTATCGTAAATCATAGTTCCCATTTGGTCGTGTTCTAGTATATCGTATAGCATGTTTTGTCCTTTAATTTATGTTGTTAATCGAGCCATCAATTGATAACTCTGATAACAACATTAGCGGTTCTTAGTTGGTTAGACCGATACATATAGTCCGAATAGTTTTCTTGATGGTCCTACCATTTTGGTTTCATCACAGATGTAGCATGTATTGTTGTGCATAGTAATTGTTCCATTGTATGAATCTCTATTGCTGTATTTTACAGCACAGTCTTCACATACCCAGAAACTACCGCCGTTATTACATTTGAATGCATTGGCCTTTTGTATTTTCTTATCATTCATTGAGATATCCCTTTATTCTTTCAAGTGCGGTAGTAGCTTGAGTTTCGATATTATGAATGCATGGTCCCTTAGGAGGCTCTTCATTGTCTCCATCTAGAGTAGAGAACATGTAGAATTTTAATTGAATATTATATTCTGTTTCTGCTTCTTTTATACTTTTTTCATATTTCTCTATAATTGAGATAATGTGTTCCATTTTTCCAACGTTATTCATGTTACCAGCCTCTGATAAGAACCACTTCTGTGATTCCTTTTTTAGCTAATGACTTGAGAACAACAAGATCATCTGAGTCTTCAATATCTTTTAGTTCATCAATTAAATCATCAATTGGTTGCATTCGCTCTTCATCTTCTTCAATATGCCATACTAACTCTGAATGTTTGTCAATTGGATGGCACACTCCGATAAAGGCATTGCAGTTTAGCTCATCGACTTGTTCTTGTAATGTTTTCATAATTTTTCCTTTATTTGGTTTTAAGTTAAAATGGCATGTCTATGTCTAAATTTAGTGCTTCAATATCTTGCAATATAAGATCACTCTGTAAGCAAGTTCGTTCGAATATACACTGGTAACACTTTAAATTTTCACATTTTTCAGGACTTGTTTGAGTATCAATATAATCTTCAATGATAAATAATCTTTCACTGATTGTTTCTTCAATATCGTTGTCTGGGAACTCTACGTTAAACATAGCGCTTTCTGTAGATGTACTAAACTTAGTGAATTCATAAATTCTTCTATCAAATTCAATTTCAATTCCATTATTTCTTAATATAAAGTTTGAGATAGATGCTAAATCTTGTCTTTCTTGGTTTTGAAGTGACATATCAGAGAATGAATCGTTATCGTATTCATCACTTAGTAGTACCCAATTTAGATGTTTGGCTGTATAAACGTATGACACTTCAAGTGCTCTTGTATATAAAGGATGTGAATATTGAATGTTTTCTCTAAGCCTTGCAGATAGATAGTTATAGATATATAAATAATCTTTAACTAATAATCCTATATCAATAGTTTTTTCTTCATATGAAGAGTCTGCATGTATTGATGTTTGTAGCTCCATTGCTTCTATTAATCGCATTGTAGTTCCTATTATTTTGTTGTTAATTTAGCATACAAATCTTCAATTTCATCATTGGTTTTTAACGATATTACTGACTTTGCCCAACCGTTTTCGATTAGTCCATTTTTCATATGTTCTATCATTTCTTGCTGTAAGTCAGATTCTGTTTCAATTTTAGGTTTGTTTTCTTTTTCATAGATTTCAATAGTGTCGTTAAGTTCAAACATGTGTTCTTGGATACTGTCTATTAAGGTTAGACATTCAAATACTAGTTCGTCTTTGATATCTATATTGAAATCGGCTTCGTCTAGTGCTCTATAAAGCTCATCGTCATTTCTGCCGTATAGTTCCATGTGCCATTTATCATAGTATTCCAAGAGTTGTTCTATGTCTTGTAGCTCAAATTGCTTTAATGAAAGTGGTGTGAATTCTTTAAATATTTCAAGATTAGATTGTGCTTCTTCATACTCTTCTTTAGGTATACCATAGACCATTACCTCTTGTTTTGCATGATTAGTTGATGGTTTTTCATAAAATGAATCATCAAGTAAGTGGTTTTGGTAATGCGGGTTACTATAAGTTGGTCTAGAGTAGGTTTTAAGTTCTACATTATCAGGAACCACCGTATCTGTAAATGCTTCAAATTCCATTTGTTCAAAAGCTGATTGTATATTATCAAAGTGTTCGTTCATGCTGCAATATTTGTATATTATCAAAGTGTTCGTTCATGCTGCAATATTTCATTGAAGAATAATTGTTGACTACAGTTTTAATACCAAGCATTGATGAAATTAACGATGGTTTAGTTCTCTTTTTAGAGATAAGAGCTGCACATCTGCCTTCGGTATACTTCATGTCTTCGTTAAGAGTGCCATTTGCTGTTCTGTATTCGTAGTGAGCTATGACATTGTTGTTTTTAGTCTTGCGAACCATGATTCCAGCAAAGTTTGGTCTATCGTTTTCAGCATTTGCTAATGGGAATACTACACCAAGGTCTTCCTTTTTCTTTGATAAATCAGTTCCTGAGAATGATTGATTAGTGTTTTGACCCGGGTGACAGTGTAAGCTATTGATTGCAACACTCAGTGGTTCTAGTGTTATTTGAAAATATGATTCTAGATCTTCTTTGAAGCTAGAAGCTAAGATTTCCTTTACTTTCATTTCATGAATAGGAAGCACTGCGTCTGAAGTATCATCAACGTCAGATAGTTCAAAGTCTATATGACCAGGATTCACTTGTTGTTTGTAGTTGAAGAAAACAGTAGGAATACAGATGTCTAAGATTGAGTTATCCTCAGCTTTGTGA